CCTACAAATATCCAGACGACCACTCTTGATTATAGCTATTTTTCATTATCATGGACTGGAGGCGATATAGCATCAAGTTTCAGTTTTACACTAAACGGAACAACAACGCTACCTACGGCATATTCATTATCTTTGAAAACGGCGACCTTTTCCAACCTAAGCCCGTCGACGGCTTATGCAGTAATTATTACAGCAACGAATAGCACGGGTTCGACTGCCAGTAATTCGTACACTGTTACCACTACTATCCAGCCTCCAGATTATCCAACATCAGTGACAAACAGTTCAAAGACCTACAATACAATAAATTTGTACTGGGCAGGAGCGGCAAGAGCAAGCGACTACAGTTTTACAGTAAATGGTGCCGCTGTTGTTCCATCGACTTATTCTGTAGCAAATAAAACAGCAACATTTACAGGCTTAATTGCATACAATGACTATACATTTGTTGTTACTGCTATAAATGTAAGCGGCTCAACGTCATCTGCTCCAGTAACAATTAAGACGCGCTTAGCGCCACCATCACAACCACAAAGCTTGGCATCTAATTCTATCACACAATCTAGCTTTACTGTTACTTGGGCAATGCCTAACCAAATTCCCTTGCAGCCAACATCTAACTTAGCAACAGACTTTTTTTTCACGTTAAATGGGCTATCTGTTACACCTAGTTCATATTCAGTAAGTGGTTTTTCTGTCAGTTTTACAGGGTTAATTGCAGGAACGACTTACGCTGTAATTGTAACATCGTTTAATGAAAGCGGTACAAATGCCTCAGCATCTTTCAATGTTATAACTGTTCCATCAACGCCATCAATTACTTCATTTGGCTCAATTACATACTCAAACTTCACAGTTTATTATTCAGGTGGCTCAGGCGCAACTAGCTTTACATATACATTGAACGGGGTTACAACGACACCCGTTGGTACATCATCAGGTGCTGCAACATTTTCTGGACTGAGCGCTAGCACAACATATAGCGTAGTTGTTACTGCTACTAACTCAAGCGGCTCAGTATCATCAGGAGCCAGTAGCGTTACTACAGCTGTTGCAATCCCTTCCGCGCCATCAGGTGTTACAGCAAGCTCTATTACAAGTACAGGATTTACAATTAGTTGGTCAGGAAGCAGCACAGCTACCGCTTACACCTTCACCTTGAATGGAAGCCCTGTAACTCCATCGTCGGTCTCTGTTGGCGGGCAAACAGCCACATTCACGGGTTTATCACCTGGACAAACGTACAGTGTAATTGTAACAGGGTCGAATATCAGCGGCTCAGCATCATCAACGGCTCTAAGTGTAACGACTGGTGGAGCGCCAGCGTTGCAAGTTCTTACCCAGACAACTCTTGCAGTTATGGTAGCGCTAGGCTTAGTTTGGGACTCAACTGGAGATAATATGTATGTAGTTAATTATAACGCGCCATGTAAAGTTTGGAAAGTAAGTTATCCAGGTTTTTCACTAAGTTTATACTGTGATATTAGCACTATAGGCTGGACAAATGCGGTAGGCTTGTGCATGGATTCAAATGGTAACTTATACGTTTCGAATAACGAAAATGAAACAACCTGTAAAATTACGGGTCCAAATCAGGCAGAACCATTCAGTTCTGGTTCAAATGACATGGTAATTGCTCAAGACGGTTTTATGTATATTGCTAGTCGTAGTACTGTGCAAAGGATTAGTCCCAGCGGTGTAAGCAACGTAATAACGCCGTCATTCACTGATGGGTCATTAACTTATTGGAACAGTACTGCAGGATTAGTAGTTGGGCAAGATGGAAAAATCTATGTTTGTGATTGTAATAATCATCGTGTAGTAAGAATGAATACAGATGGTTCTAATGCAATTACATTTGCCGGTAGCTCAAGTGGCGTCCAAGGTCATACTGATGGAACAGGTACAAATGCCCGCTTGAGCTATCCAATCCATAGTTGCATGGATACGAACGGTAATTTATATACCATTGATGTAGGTCAGCCCTTATTTTATATTAGAAAAATTACATCAGCGGGTGTAGTAACTACCTATGCAGGTAACGGTAATAAAGGAACAACTGACGGACCCCTTTTATCCGCATCAGTAGGAGCAAATTATTTGGCAATAGGACCAGATGGAAATCTTTGGTTCACTGATGCTGGTAACACTGTTCGTTTAGCCCAATTTTCACCACCCATACAGCCACAGCCTAAATACGTATTTAATGGGTCAGCCGCAACACCTCCTAATCAGCCAATAAATCTTACAATGGTGTCAAACACATCAAGTGGATTCACAATAGGTTGGGATAACGGAGACCCCGCAACGGGCGTTACAATTACACTAAATGGCAGTCCTATAAGTCCAAACCTGTTATATATGGGTGGAAAAACGGCAACTTTTACAGGGTTAAATCCTGGTACCACATACAATGTTGTCATTACACCAACAAATGGTGCAGGTTCAGGTTCAAGTTCATCTTCTGTTCCAATAACAACTGCATATGCAATTCCAACTCAACCAACTAGTCTGTCATCATCGTCAATTACGACAAGTGGTTTTACTATTGGATGGTTGGCAGGAGATGTTGCTGTATCATATTCATACACATTAAATGGCTCATCTGCCACCCCTAGTAGTCAATCTGTAGGTTCTAAGACAGCAACATTCACTGCTTTAACTAGTGGCGCCAATTATTCGGTTGTTGTTACAGCAGTAAATCCAACGGGCACAACATCATCAAACCCTTTCTCAGTTACAGTTGGCGCCCTTCCAACAACACCACAAAATATCAGCGGTTCAGCAGTATCCGCGGTAGGTTTTACAATCTCATGGACTGGAGGTTTGAATGCAACATCGTACACCTTCAGCCTTGATGGTACACCAACTGTGCCAAGTTCATATTCTGTTGCAAATCAGACAGCAACATTTGCGGGTCTTAATGCTAGCACAACATATTCAGTAATAGTTAATGCAATAAATTCATATGGTACAGCATCATCTGCTGGGGGATTCAATCCTACAAGCATTAGTGGCGCAAACCTTTGGTTAGATGGAGCGGACCCCTTGGGTTCAGGAACACCACCTTCGGCGGGAGCAACATTTGCCACCTGGTACGATAAATCAGGTAATAATTATAATGCAACCAGCTATAGTTCTCCTACTTATATTTCAGGTGGAGGAATTTCATTAAATGGATCATCTCAGTACTTTTTAGTAAGTACATATAGTGGAACAAATAATAATGAAACGGGTTTTGTTGTAGTTAACTTTAATAATTCCAACCACCAAAATTTATTGATGAGTAGCACAACTAACGCAAGAGAATTAGTTTTATTTTCAAATTTGATTAATTTATTCTCAGCAAATGTTGGAGCAGTTCTTACTGCACCACCACCAACTATAAATACAACAAATTTGATAGAATATTCACTAAATTCAACAGCCACAAATATATATCTTAACGGTAATTCAACCGCGTCAGGCGGGGGTTATGCGCCAGTTGCAGAAACATCATTAACAATTGCTAGAAATTCAGTAGGAGCGTCTGCCTTTCTAAACGGTAAATTATATGAAATTATCATTTATAATTCTGTAGTTTCAACTACGACAAGACAGCTTGTCGAAGGTTATTTAGCATGGAAATGGGGCTTCCAAAGTTCCTTACCATCAAACCACCCCTACAAAAATTCAGCTCCTGGAACAGCAGGTACAAACATATCAACGTCCAATACACCGCAGGCACCAACAGGAATTACGGGTTCTTCAATAACACAAACAGGCTTTACCCTAAATTGGTCTGGAGGTGCAGCCGCAACATCCTACACGTACACATTCAATGGTTCACCAGTAACTCCCATTTCATCATCCGTAAGTAATAAGACGGCGACCTTTACAGGGTTAACTGCAGGAACACCCTACGCAATTATTATTACATCAGTAAATTCATTTGGTTCTACACCATCATCTTCAACAAATATACCCACAGTCCCTTCACAACCTACAAGTTTAACTAGTTCCGCAGTTACATCAAGTGGTTTTACAATAAGTTGGTCTGGTGGTACAGGCGCGACAAGTTACACATATGTAAACAATAGTTCATCTATAGTACCTTCATCGGACCAAGGTGTATCTAATAAAACAGCCACATTTACAGGATTAAGTGAAGGAGTAACATATAATATTGTAGTTAATGCAACAAACTCAAGCGGTAGCACAAGCTCATCATCTATAAGCGTAACACCAGTTCCAGCAGCTATTAGAGGTCCAGGTGTAGTCAATAATAATAGAGTCCTAATTAGCCCTCCTGCGGGTACAGGAGGAGGCTTTGAGTATGATTATTCAACTGCGCGTGCAGGTATTCAACAATTTATTAGCGGAACATGGGATATATATTCATATGATAATATGCCACCTGATTTAACAAAATACGCATTTGTTTGGGATATATATTTCGATGGCATACCTGCTAGTGCATATGGTAGTAGCGTTACTGCAGGTATTCCGAATAATATACAAACAATTTATAGAAATTATTTAATTGCCGGCGGCGCTATATTTATACACGGTGAACATGGTTATATAGCAGGTGTGCGAACCGCATCAATAGCATCATTTGTATCTATGATGGGTGGAGGAAATGTTACAGGTACAACAGTCGTTGGGCAAGATAGTGTAACGTTCCGGTCGCAGTACGTTTATAATGGCTATAATAACGCCCCTTATACTATACCTGCTAATGGTACATTCGGTTCTCTTGGCGGTGGAACTGCATTATTTAATAATTCAATGGCTGCAGCAATTTGGACTAAAGGAACTATGTCCGTCGCGCCTTCAGGATGTTTAATTTCTTATTTAGATATTAATAGCGTGGAAACAGGCTATGGGCGTACCGATTTTATACAAAATTTAGGGCAGATATTGTTTAACGCCTAAGCCTAACAGAAACAAGGGACTCATGTTATTTAAAATATATCGCGTTCACGTTATATTTTCAATAGTTATTTTCTTAAAATATATAAGGATGTCGGTACCAAGTGCCCCGAATATTTGGGTTAGACCGCTTGCAACATCAGGACAATTAGAATTTTGGTGGCAACCCCCCGCACAAACAGGAGGCAGCCCCATTACCTACTATCAACTCAATTGCCCCCAAATTAGTTTAACTGAAAATTACAGTTCAAATGTCTATGAAACCCGCATTACGCGGCTAACTAATCATGCAGAATACCAGTTCACTTTAGCAGCTGCAAATGCATACGGTCTTGGACCCACCAGCAGCTTTACCTCCGTTCAACCAGGTAATAAAGCTAAATCAAACTACATTTCAAGCTTCACAATGATGAATGCTAGTACAGCAATGCTAAAATGGTCGTTTTCTACAAATCAAGACGAAGGTGCCACAAAATGGTTTGTAGTTAACGCTGTGCCTAGTTCAACCGCAAATAGCACAATTCTTATTACAACATCAATATCATCCTACAGTACAGTTCTTGCAAACCTTGTCAAAGATACGTATGCCTGCCAGGTTTTTGCTGTCAATGATTCAGGCTGGCAATATGAAAATACGGCGCCTCTAATCGTTGACACTACATTACAGAGCTTAGCGCCTACAGCTCCAACAAACGTAACAACTTCAAACATTTCGCAGTCATCTGTTACGGTGTCTTGGACAGGAGCTATCAGAGTTGCATATTATACATTTTCCCTAAATAATGGCACAACAATTCCTAAAATTTATAATGCTGGTACAAATTTGGCAACATTCACTGACTTGTCAAATAACATGTATTATCAGTTAAATGTCAATGCTGTAAACAATATAGGCACATCAAAGTCTGAAAATTATCTATTCCAAACTTTGGCGGTTCAGCCAACAACACCATACGCCCTAATTTTAGCATCGCGAACATCAACGTCCATGGTTATACAATGGTCTGGTGGAGTTAATGCAACATCGTTTTCGTTTTTACTGAATAACGCTCCAGTAGTTCCTACATACTTAGATGTCACACAGAACACCGCGACATTTACGAATCTTAGTGTAAACACCACGTACAACGTCGTTGTGACTGCAACAAACTCTGGCGGTTCGCTCAGTTCAAAGCCAGGCGTCTTCACAACCCTACCAAATCAACCAACGCAAATATCTAGTATGGCAGTAACATCTGTTAACTACTCATCGTTTAGTATAGAATGGGCGGGTGCCCAAGGAGCCAGTTCCTATGTATATACGTTGAACAATATTTCGACCATTCCATACACACAGTCTGTGCAAGACCAGACGGCTCTCTTCACTAATCTATCATCAAATACTGTATATAGTACGATTATATTTGCCATTAATGAAGGTGGTAATTCCATATCAAATCCCTTAGCAGTACGAACTTATTTACCGCCAATTACCAGTCCATCAAGTCTAGCAGTGTCAACAGGCTCAGTAAGTCAAAGTAGCTTTACAGTGAACTGGCGCAGTGGTGACCTTGCCCAAAGCGCAGTCTTTAATGTGAATGGAACAAATGTATCACCAGGTATTTACTCCTTGAGTACCAAAACCGCAACCTTTATTAATTTGGCAACCTCCACAAATTACAGTCTGTTTTTAACAGTATCAAATGAAACGGACTCTGCAACAACCTCAACGCTAACAACACAGACGTTAATCGCGCCACCAGAGCAACCCTACAGCATTGAAGCCACTGCACTAGGACCTACCGCCTTTTCCATAGTCTGGTTTGGTGGTCTATTAGCGTCAACATTCACTTTTACCTTGAACGGCACGTTAACAACACCGGCTTCATACAGTTACGCAAACAAAACAGCAAGTTTTACTGGACTAGTAGCAGCGACCAATTATAATGTGGTAGTTATTGCAACAAATCCTTCAGGAACGCTGTCATCCCAGCCAACTCTTATTACTACACATGTTGCAGCCCCTAGCCAGCCAACATCTGTCACAAGTTCCTTAATCAAAAATACAGGTTTCACTATTACGTGGTCAGGCGCAGCAAATGCAACCAGTTTCAGCTTTACATTAAATGGTGCATCAACAACGCCAACTAGTTACAGTTTCGGCTCTAAATCTGCAACATTCACAGGTCTAGTTTCAGGCTCATCCTATAATGTGATTGTAATTGCTACAAATATGACCGGTTCGACCAACTCAAACACGCTTGCAGTTACTACAACACAGGCACCAAGTCAGCCGATAAACATTACTGCGTCAGCTGTATCAAATACAGGCTTTACCATCAGTTGGTCTGGAGGCGTAGGTGCAACAAGTTATACATATAGCCTTGATGGTCTAATCATAACGCCGTCAAGTCAAAGCGTTGGGTCAGCAACGGCAACATTTACAGGACTAACGCAATTTACGGAATATGATACCATCGTGACCGCAGTTAATGCAAGTGGTTCAACAAGTTCCGTCATAGTTGCTATTACAACAGCCAGCACTGGAACGCCGCCGCAAACACCGTTGCCAACAGTTCCTGGTAACATTTCTAGTTCAAATATTAGTTCATCCGCTTTCACAATCAACTGGACAGAGGGTGTCGGTACCACCGCGTATGTATTTACACTCAATGGGTCATCAACAGCGCCTTCTGTGTATTCGATTGAGGGTAAGACCGCCACATTTACAAATTTGACCATGACATCCTCTTATTCAGTCGTGATTATTGCGTCAAATTCTGCAGGCTCGGTTACATCATCGCCCGTTGTAGTAAATACAACAACTGTAGCGCCCAGTCAGCCAATTAACATAATTCCTTCAGGAATTACGCAGACAGCGTTTACTATTACATGGTCTGGGGGTGAAGTTGCTACAAGTTACAGTTACACTCTAAACAGCAACGTGGCAAGTCCATCATCTTCATCCGTCGCTAACAAAACAGCCACCTTTACGTCACTAACTATAAACACAACCTATACTATTATTGTAACGGCAACAAATGCGGGTGGCTCAACAGTATCAAATCCCATTTATATTACACTAACAACAGGTCCACCAACGCTACCTTCATCTATCACGTCTAACAATATATCACCGATAGCGTTTAACATTGCCTGGTTATCTGGTGATATAGCAACATCAAACACTTTTACGCTGAATGGAATACCAACGGACCCAGTGATTTATAACTTAACAGGTAAAACGGCAAATTTCACAAATCTCTTACCTAGTACAACATACTACGTTGGTGTGAACGCAATAAACAATTCTGGGCTGACAACTAGCGCTTACAGCCCATCACAGATTTCGGGTTTGCAGGTCTGGTTAGATGGTTCGGACCCCCTGGCATCGGGCGCTAAACCCGCAAATAACGCGATTCTACCAGGCTGGTACGATAAATCTGGTAACAATAACAATGGTACAGCCGTAAATTCACCGACGTTTAATAATAACAAGATAGAATTTAATGGCTCAAGTTACTTCACGTTGCCCAATGGTGCTATACCTTTTAATAACACATCATATTCCATTTTTGTAGTTGCTACATTTACAGATAACAATATCCATGGATTATTTGGCTCAGGAGCCGCAAGCCAAAGTCAAAGCATCAACATTCGTAATCAGGGCAATAACATTTATACATATTGGTACCTTAATGATATCTTAACATCTGGCACATTTACAAGTAACAGCCCGTTTTTGTATGAAAGTTTATATCTATCTGGAAATTCACGCACTGTATATTTGTCAGGAGCATCATCAGGTGCTGATATACCAGCGCCAAGAAATCAGCCAAACACAAATAATACACTAGGTTTAACTGTTGCTGGTGAATATATGTACGGAACTATATCAGAGTTTTTAGTTTTCAACACCAACTTATCAACAATAGATAGACAGAACGTTGAAGGCTACCTAGCATGGAAATGGTCTTTGCAAGCGACCCTGCCATCAAATCACCCCTACTATGCTGTATCTCCAAAATCAGGCACGCCTATAACCACGCTTCAAGCCAAGCCAACAAAGCCAATAAATATCAGCTTTTCCACTATTACACCCTCAAGTTTCACAGCGCTGTGGCAGCAGGGTGATGTAGCAAATAGTAATCAGTTCTATTTGAATAGCACATTGACAACACCGTCATCGTACAGTCTTACAAATAAAGTCGCTTATTTCAATAACTTGACGCAAAACACGACGTACGGATTTATTGTAACAGCATCAAATTCGTTTGACTACACAGCTAGTGCAACGTATGAAGTCGCAACACCAATCACAGTTCCAAGTCAACCTACAGGCTTGACAAGCAGCGCAATAAAAACAAACAGCTTTATAGTAAGCTGGACAGATGCCAATACATCATTGTACTATGTGTACACGTTGAATGGACTGCAGACAGTACCTGCAAGTCAGTCAGTAGCTGGTAAAACGGCAACCTTTACAGGTCTTAATACAAATACTGGATACACTGTAACTATTACTGGTTTTAACCAAAGTGGAGCATCACCAACTTCCGCGCCTCTAACTGTGACGACCATAAGTCTCTTACCCAATCAGCCGACTACTTTAACATCCTACAATATTACAAGTTCTGGATTTTCTATTTCCTGGTACAATGGCGACCCTGCATCAAGTTATAGTTTTACGCTAAATGGAACAACGGTTATACCGCAAACATACAGCTTTTCACAGAAAACTGCCACCTTTACGGGTCTGAACTCATTTACACAGTACAGTGTAATAGTTATACCTGTAAATAAAGATGGTCAGACAAACAGTCCAGTACTAAACGTAAGAACGTTATTACCTGGACCATTAAGACCCTATAATTTAACGACTGCACCCATAAACGGCTCACAGTTCTATCTCTATTGGTCTGGAGGCAACGCGGCAACATCATACAGCTTTACTATTGATAAAAATCCTGTAACAGCAAGCAGTGTATCGCTGGTTAGCAGTGTAGCAGTTTTAACAAGACCATCTGTAGACCCAAGATTCATTGCTGGTTTAAAAGTCTGGCTAGATGCGTCTGACCCGCTTAATAATGGTGGCTCTATTCCAGGGTCTACACCAATAACACCGCTTTTTGTACCTGGCTGCGTAATGTGGTTAGATGCGTCAGACCCATTAAATACAGGCATCACACCAGCTAACGGTACAACTATTACAACGTGGTACGACAAGACTGTCAGCAATAATAACGCACAGAGCGTAAATTCACCGACCTATTATAATACAGGCTTCACGTTTAACGGTTCAAATCAGTATTTCACAACAAACTACACTTCTCAGCCCACCCAAGAAACTGTCTTCATAGTTTATACACAAAACAACAATAATGTCCAGCAGTCACTCATAGATACCTCAAGTGAGGGTGGTCGCTCCTTTCAAATGTTAGGCGCGGCACAAGGACCCTCCTTGGCAAAATCAGGCATCGCATGGAACCTGTATGGTAACTATTCTACAATGAATGGTACGCGCTACATAGCCGAATGCTCTTATAATTCATCTGGAATTAGCATCTATATAACAGGCAATACAAGTGCTAGTAATAGTATAAATCCCGCCTTTAGTGCTGGAACTACATGGATTGGAGCTGGCTATGGCGGCGGCTCCACGCCAACGGCATGGTATCTTAACGGCACAGTTTCTGAAGTTGTAGTTTACAACACCGTCCTTTCCACAAACGACCGTCAAAAAATCGAAGGCTATTTAGCCTGGAAATGGTCAATACAAGGTAACTTACCAACAAATCACCCGTTTTATAGCGCCCCACCAACATCAAGTCCATACAAAGTAACTACTTGGTTTGACCGCTCAGGAAATCAAACGAATGTAAGAGCTAATACACCAGTAACATATACAAGCACAGGCAATGGCGGCTATCCTGCTTTACAGTTCACAGGAAACGAATGGCTCAATGGTAACATGTCTATAACAACTAATACGGCAACTGTACTTGCCGTCGTCAATATGAATTCTAGTTCAGGTGTAGCCGCACGCCTAATTAGTTTCGGTCAACAAGGCTCAAATGACTATGACAATAACAGTTTCTTTGGTTTCTTAAGACAAAGCGGTACAGGTTTCGGTCCCTATAGAAATTTTACATTTGCTAGAAATGACCCAGCCAACTATTCACAATCATATATGACTGATATGTGGTTTGATGGTTCCAACTCAAACGTATTGGTTCAAAACGGAAATTCTAGCGCCATAGCTAGCGTAGGAACCAGCGGTAACTTTGCAATATCTACATTTACAGTCGGCTCTAGTACAAACTTCCAAGATACGGCGGGTTTCTTTAATGGGTATATTTCTGAAATTATAGTCTATGATACAAGCATTTCCTTAGTGGACCGACAAAATTTGGAGGGCTATATGTCTTGGAAATGGGGAATTCAGGCAAATTTACCTACGAACCATCCCTATTACCCTGATAGACCTAATGCGCCGCCATATGATGTTGTAGTTTTTGCCACAAATTCTGCAGGAACAACATCGTCTATTGTGACTCATACCTACCCTGATTATATAGCACAAGTGTCAACGTTTGTTACGCCGTCAGCATTTAATAACGCGACGGCAATCAGAGATACCGTCTTTGATAACACCAGCACATTTATGTACGTCACAGATTATAGCCATAATTCAGTCTGGAAAGTTGCCTATCCAGCGGGCACATCAACTGAAGTGTTCACTGGAATTGGGCAGCCTTGGTCAATAACAGTAGATAATGGTGCAACCGCCTATATTGCCTCCGTTCAAGATAACGCAATCTACAGTCTAAACTTAAGTACAATGTCCACAGTCGCATTCACATCTGGCTACTACAATCCCTACAGCGTAACGATTGCACAAGACAACTATATGTATGTGAGCGACTCAATTAATGGTTTGGTTGTAAGAGTTGCCACAGATGGAACAAAGACGCTAATAAAGCCCAATTTTGCCGATGCCTCAAGAGCCTATACAAGCCTAATTGCGGGTGCTAAAATGGCACCAGATGGCTATATCTATTTTTGCGATGCAAACAATCACCGAATTGTAAAAATGGACTTAACAGGTAAGGCGCTAACGTTTGCGGGCTCAACACAAGCCTTTTCAGGAAAAAAGGATGCAGTAGGAACAGAAGCCCTGTTCAACTATCCCATTGACCTGGACATTGACATTTTTGGAAATCTCTATGTGTGCGACTACACTAATGCGCTTATCAGAAAAGTCACGCCAGATGGTAGTGTAACAACAATCGTTGGTTCAGGGGTGGCAGGAAATGCGGATGGCTACTTATTAAATGCGCAAATCATGCCAAATGGAATAAAGATAGGCGCTGATGGAAACCTCTTTTTAGCCAGTCCTGCTTATGTAAAACAAGTTATGATGGTACCAGCCCTTATTATGATGACGCGAAACCCCTTCAAGGGCGGAACAC